CTTGCCGTTGTAAATCACCTTGTCGCCGATCTTGAAGGTGTTGCTCATGCTCGTTGCTCCGGTTGGTGTGTCGATGGGTAGACTATAGCGCCCGCCGTGCGTTAGCGCAATACCGTTCATCCGGGAAAGCAGTCAAATTCAAATTGAGTCAGGCCGTAGCGATCGGCAATCTCGTTTTGTGCCGCATCGGCGGCCGCGCTTGCTTCTCTCACAAATTCCATTGCGATCACGCCAACCATCCGCACGCCAGTTTCGCGCGCAACGCGGTCACGTTCGTTCAGGCGCACGCGGTAAGCGAGGTTCGCCGGGTGGCGCTTCCATTCGGCACGGGCCAAGTCGATCTTGCGCGCACGTTCAGCCTTGATCTCGCTCGTGATGGTCTTTTGCGCCTTGCCGGTGTTCCGGGCGGCGCAGACACAGCCGTAGTGCACGATCTCGCCGGAATCAAGCTCCATCGCAACAGTGGACTTAAGGCCAGACTTGCCGCAGCAATCGCAGGTAGTCACACTGTCGTCGATTCCGAGGGCTCTTGCCATTTGTTGCTCCGGTTGGTATGGCTGAACTATAGCGTCCACCGTGCGCTAGCGCAATACCGTTCGTCGGTTTATAAACGCCTCAAGTAGGCGCAGGGCGTTCACCTCGCACTCTTTGCGCGTCGCCCCACTCACTGTACCGGTGACGATCGTGGCGCCGATGTCGGGATGGTCAAACCGTTCCGGCAGGGCCTCCACCTCGCGGCCCTGCGAATCGATCAAGCGCCACGGATGGGCGCTGTAGGAGCGCTTTTCAATGCGCATAGAGGCACGCCACGTCGTCGGCGTCCAGGGTCAGCACGGTGGATGTGCCGTCCGCGCAGGACAGGCACACGTGGGTGTCGTCCGGGTAGGCGTAGAACGTTTGGCGGACGGTCAGGCCGCGCGCGGCGCTGTAGAAAGAGTCGGCGCGAACCATCGTCAGGCAGTCGGTAGCGATGTCGGCGAAAAGTTGGTTGATGTTCATGTTGCGCTCCTTGTTTCGATGCCTCTACTATAGCGCCCGACGTGCGCTACCGCAATACCGTTCGTCGGTTTAGTCGTCGTAGCGCGACAGCAGGTGCCAAAACCGCTCACGCATGAGTTCGGTGCGCCACTGGTAGACCCGGACGCGGTGGCGCAACCTGTCGTGCAGGTCCCTCGCGTCGCGGATCAGGTCCCAATCCATCGGCGCATTGGCGGCTAGGTCGCCCACGCGGGCGTTGATTCGCCGGTCCAGCGCTTGCCTGGCCTCGCGGCGGATCTGCTGCAGCGGCTTGCGCGTGGCGGGCCACCCGCTCATGTGGTCCATCGCCCAGCCGTACTGGTCGGCCACGCATGCAGCGCGGAGCTTGCGCAGGTATGACGCGTACGCCCATTTTTGCGGGGCGTCCTTGATGTGTTGAGCGGTCATGGTTTAGCGCACGGTGATACGACACAAGTCGATGCAATCGTAGCGCTTGCCTGTGCTGATGTAGAGGGACTGGGCGTCGGCCTTGAACAGAGGGCGATTGATCGCGGCAAACTTGGCCAAGTCCTTTGCCGTCACCTTGGTGGCACGCAGGCTGGTGGCGATGAACACGGTACGGCCGGCGTTCAGGACTTCGAGGATCTTGGCGAGCTTGTCGGCGGGGGTCATGTTCGTTGCTCCGGTTGGTATGACTTAACTATAGCGCACACCGTGCGCTACCGCAATACCGTTCGTCGGAAAGTTCATTGCTGCGGCTCGGGGGCGGTAGACTGTCCGGGCCCGAACACCAGCCGACTCAGTGAGGCCCGTCATGTAGGTTGCTCTTGACCCTCCTTCAGATTTAGTTTACAGTCTTCTTGTTGTCTCCGGTCTCTGCCAAGAGCCTTGATCCCGCCCCGCCTCACGGCCGGCGGGATTTTTTTTTGCTGTATATTCGCGCCCATGATTCAGCGCGTCCACATCCTGACGACCGTTAACGCCCGCAACGTCAGCAAGACAGGCGGGACCTACACGATCCGGGACGTTTGCGCCGCGGTGGACGGCATCGTGATGAACAGCATGCTGTACCCGGCCGACCAGCTCGCCAAGTCGGCGCCGAGCCTCAACGGAAAGCCCGCGCCGGCCGGCCACCCGAAAAATTCCGACGGCCAGTGCATCAGCGCCACCAACGGTGACGCTTTGCTGTCCAGCTACGTCGGCAGCGTTTGCCGCAACGCCCGCCACGTCGGCGGGCGCACCCTCGTGGACATCGTGGTGAACGAGGCTCAGGCTCGTGCGATGCCCGACGGTCTGGCCATCGTCGAGCGTCTTGAAGCCGCCATCGCGGGCACCGGCGGCGAGCCGATCCACGTGAGCACCGGCCTGCTGTGCGAGCCCATCACGGCCAACGGCACGAGCGGCGGCAAGGCGTACGAACGGATTGCTACGAACATCGAGTATGACCACCTGGCGATCCTGCTGCACGAGCAGGGCGCCGGCACGCCGGCCGACCTTGTCGGCATGTGGCTAAATGCCGCCGGCCAGCCCGAGCGGGTCGAGACGGCCAGCATCGACACCCTGGCCGACGACAAGCGTCACGCCGGACTGCTTGGCTGGGTGCGCAGGCTGCTGAGCAACACGTCCGAGCTGAGCCTGCGTGCGATCGAAGACGGCCTGAGCGTCGTGTCCTGGGCTGGTTCGGCCGTGCAGGTCGAGCGCCAGGTCAAGTATGAAGAAGTCACCAGCAACCACCAAGGAACGGACCCCATGAAAGAGCAGATTCTCGCGGCCCTGGCCGCAGCCGGCGCCCAGACTGCAGGGCTCACCGATGCCGCGCTGCTGACCGCCTACAACGCCCTCGTGGTCAAGCCGACCGAGGATCGTCTCACCGCGGCGAACAGCAAGTTGGCGGCCGTCGAGCTGGCCGCCAACGCTGCGGCCGATGCCGAGCTGACCACGCTGGCCACCGAGCTGCAAGTCAACACCTCGCTGACCGTCGCCGACTTCAAGGCCATGGGCCTGGCCCGGCTGCGCGAGTTGAAAGCCACGAGCAAGGCTGCCCCGGTGCTGGCCGGCAACAGCGGCACCACCGGCGGTGCGGACGGCTACACCACCTATGACCCGAACGAACACTTCAAGGAGGGCAAGTAATGGCCGCTCGTGCGTACCTGGCGCCCGTTGACCGGACGCCCCACACCGTCAGCGACAAGACCGTCGCAGGCGCATACCTGCCGTGCACCTTCGTCACCGAGGGGGCGTCCACGCTGACGCAGGCGACCGCGGTGGCCCCGATGCTGCGGCTGTTGATCAACCGCGACTACTACGCCGCTTCGGCCGATTTCTTCACGGCCACGAATCCGCTGCTCGTGGCGTATGCCAGCGGCGACAGCGGCGTCGCGGCCATCGTGGAGCCCGGCCAGCGCTACCTCGTCGCTGTCGCGGCGGCAACCTACGCTTTCGGCGACCCGCTCACCGTCGGCGCCGCTGGCCGGCTGACGGCCGCGGGCGCCACGACTGTTGTCGTGGCCTACGCGTTGGAAGCCGGTGCGAAGTCCGCGGGCGACCTGATCGCGGTCGAGATCGCCAACTTCTACCGTCTGTCGCTCACCTAAGGACCGCAACATGCTGCGTTTCATGAATCAAGACCAGATCGACGCGCACAATGTGCCGCGTCAGATCTTCGATGCCCGCGAGGCCGAGATCGCTCGGGCCGCGGCCGGCCGCACGCTGATCGGCAACGCCGCACCGGTGGGCCTGGACGCTTGGCGGCGCATCGACGCCCGCGGCGCATCGATCCAGCGCGACGTGCTGAACGTCTTTGCTCGGCTGGCGCGCGCCAACTCTACCCCCGTGGACATGGCGGACTTGGTGAGCTTCTATCCGAAGATCTCCGATTCGGGCAGCACCAACGTCAGCATGGACGGCCGTGGGCCCGGCAGGGCCGATCAGGCAACCGTGACGTTCGCCGGTACGCCCGTGCCGATCGTCCACAGCGAGGCGGGTTTCGGCTGGCGGCAATGGCAGGTGCTGGCTCGTTCGGCAGGCTTCGGTGCAGCCGACAGCCTGGCGGGCAATCAGCGCAGCGTGGCCGAGAAGCTGGAAGACATGGCAATCAACGGCCTGTCGTCCATCGTGGTCGGCGGCAGCACCATCTACGGCCTGAAGACCTTCCCGGACCGCAACAGCGGGACGTACGGGGCCTTCAACCTGAACGGCGGTACGGCGGCCAACTGGCTGACGGCCTTCACGACCGTGCTGGCATCGCTCATCGCCGACAACAGCTTCGGGCAAGCCACCGTCTTCGTGAACTACAGCGACTGGTTCTACGCTGGCGTCACGGATTACGGTTCCGCCTACCCGGGCAAGATCGCGCAGAACATGCTGGCGATCCCGGGCGTGCGCGAGGTGATCCCCTGCAGCAAGCTCGCGGCCAATGACGTGATCGCCGTGAACAACATCGACAGCGGCGAGTGGGGTTCAATCCTCACCGGCATGCCGGTCACCACGCGGCCGAAGACCCGGGTCAATGAGATGGACGACTATAACTTCTCGGTCATGGCCGCTGCCTCCCCGCAATTCCGCAGCGACGCGAACCTCCGTTCTCACATCGCCGCCTACACGAGGACCTGATCATGAAAGTGACGATCACGGCGCTCAAGGCGCCTTGGCCCGAGGGCTCGCAAGTTGGCAGCGTCGTCGAGATGGAGGGCGACAAGCTGCCGGCGTGGGCCGTCGGCAAGTGCACACCGGTGCCCGACGGTTTCGTCGCGGGTGGCGGTGGGCCCGGCACGCCGGACATGCAGGCGCTGCAGGCCGAGAACGCCGCGTTGCGTGCCATGCTCGAAGCCAACAAGCCGGCCGTACCCGACGAGTCGGCAGCAACCTCGCGCCGCTCGCGCTGACATGATCACGTCGGCCCAGGCGGCGCTCTATCTCGATCAGGCCCTGGGGGTTGTCCTTCCGGGGTTCCTGATCGATGCCGCCGTGGCCGACGTGTCCGTTGCGGAGGCGGCAATGGTGACGGCAGGCTACAGCGTATCGACGCAGATCCGCGTGCAGGTCATGGCCGTCGCGATCGTTGCGGCGGCTGGCGACCCGCGCCGCCTCAACTCTCAGGGCGCCCCATCCGGCGCCTCGCGCAGCTTCAAGAACGCCGACAAGGCCCTCAGTGCGCTGCGCCGCTCGCTGGCTGCCTTGGACACGGCCAGCACGGTCACCGACATCATCGGCCCGGACCCGGCCGCAGGTTCGCTGCTCATGGTCGTGTGCGGGTGACGCATGTCGGCCGCTGCAGCCTGGTCCTACACCGCCACGGCCACCCTCTGGGTGCTGCTGGGGCGTGACGACTGGACCGGTGCAGTGACCTACGGGGCGCCCCAGGAGGTGCTGTGCGATTACAGCGCCAAGGCCGAGCGCCGCACCGACTCGACGGGCGTCGAGTTCACCACGCGCCAGATCCTCTACACCGAGCGCTCCGACATCAAGCGCGGGGACCGGATCTTGATCGGCACCAGCGATGCGCTCGACCCGCTGGCTGCCGGCGCACCCGAGGTGCGCAGCGTGCAGCGGTATGCCGACACGTTCGACCGCCTGGCGGACGATTTTCAGGTGGCAACGTGAGCAAACCACGCGTCGTCAACCTCATGCCGCGGTTCATCGACTCGCGCCAGCGTAAAGCTGCGGCCGGCATGACCAAGGCGTTGATCCTGGGCGCCAGCGAAGCGAGCGTGCTCACCCCCATCGACACCAGCACGCTGCTGAACAGCCAATATCGCAAGGTTGAGCAGGACGGCCAGCGCATCGTGGGCACCGTGGGCTACACCGCCGAATATGCGCTACCGGTGCACGACCCGGACAACGCCCAGACGTTTCGCCGGGCCAGCGCCGAGAAAGAATTCTTGAAGCGCGGTTTCGAGAACGCCGAACCGAACATCCGTGCCGTGATCAAGGGGAGCATCAAGACGTGAGCGCCGCCTCCGACGCCCTACGCACGGTGCTTCTGGCCGCCTTCCCGACCGGGTGGCGGATCCAGTTTGGCCGTTGGCTCGACGACCCCGACAAGACGCTCCGCTACATCGTCGTGCGCCCGGTCGGCGGCGCAGGTGCCGAGGTTGTGCGCCGTCCGTTGTTCAACCTGGCCATCATCACCGGCGCGGGCGACGCGAGCACCGTGGCCGACACCGCAGCGGGCGGTATCATCGAGGCCTTGCGCGTCTGGCCGGGCTCCGAGACGGTGATGCAACTGCAGGCCGGCGAACCCGTTTTCATGGCCACCGACGACGGGCGCACCGTTTTCGAAATGTCCGTCACCACCATTACCGACTGAGGACCACCAACCATGCCCTCCCCCAAGTACGTTGGCCGCCTGCTGGTGGTCGAATATTCCATCGCCGACGAGACCGCCACCGTGGGCGGCCTGACCTGGAGCCGGCTGGGCGCCATGCGCGGCAAAACGCTGGCGGGCACATGGGACGCCGTGGACGCCACGGCCGACACCAGCGCCGGCAACTCCAAAGAGATGCTGACGACGTTCTTCGGCATGGAGTTCAGCGGCGACGGCGTGGCCTACGGCGAGACCGTGAGCGGCCAGAAGGCCTTGCGCGCGCACTTCATGAGCCCGCCCATCGGCACGCAGTATTCGCCCAAGGCATGGTTGCGGCTCACCGAGCCCGACGGTTCCATCGTCGTGGGCCCCTTCATGATCGGCGAGTTCAGCACCGAGTTCCCGCACGCCGACGTGGCCACCTGGAGCATCACGGCCACCAGCAACGGCGCTTGCACCTACACCCCCACCTAAGCAGGAGCCTGACCCATGGCCGCCATCACTTCAATCGACGCGTCGCAGCTCGGCTCGTTCCTGTCCACCGGTACGGTGCTGTCCGCGGACGACACGATCACGCTCAACACCAGCAAAAAGCAGTTGCTTGTGTTGACCAACACCACGGGTGGGTCGCTGACCTGCACGATCGACGGCGCCAGCGGCACGACGGTCAACCTGCCTGGCGCCCCTGCCATCTCGGTGGCCGGCGGGTATGCGGTCGTCGTGGCTGCAGGGTTGAGTCGCTCGGTCGTGCTGTCCACAATCAGCGCGTACACGCAGGGCGCAGTGCATCTGCTGGGCGCCGCGACCATGACGGCGCAACTGTTCGACATGTAATCCCCCGTGCTCATCGCGCACGGCTACACC